CAATTCCGAAACATGGTTGAACCATTCCTTCGGGATGTCAAGGGTCGAAGAGGTATCAATGAGTTCAAGGTTGTGTGTGACGAAACAAACAATCCGGGGAGCGTCATTGACCGAAATGAATTCGTTGGTGATATTTACATCAAACCTGCTCGCTCAATCAACTTCATTCAGTTGAACTTTATTGCCGTCAAGACTGGGGTTGATTTCTCAGAAGTTGTAGGCAAATTCTAAGGATTAGAGCATAAATAGAATTAGGATACATATCAAGGAGAGTAAATAATGCCTTTTTCAATTAATAATTTCAGAGCCGAGCTTGTTGGCCAGGGTGCCCGACCCAATCTATATGAGGTCACGATTCCCTTTCCGGGTGCAGTAAATCCCGGCGAAGCGGGTCAGAAAATGACTTTTATGTGCAAGGGTGCCCAGATTCCCGGAGCAGACATCGGTCTTGTTGAAGTTCCCTACTTTGGTAGGAATATTAAGTTGGCAGGCAATCGAACGTTTGCCGAATGGACAACGACTGTCATTAATGACGAAGACTTTGCCATTCATGCCGGGCTTGTCAATTGGATGAATTCCATCCAGGGACATGGCGAAAACTTGAGGACTATTGCAGGAAATGATTATCAGGTTGATGCACAGGTGACGCATTACAAGAAAGAGGGTGAAGTTGCCAAAATGATTACCATGATTAATTGTTGGCCTTCCTCGGTTGCAGCCATTGAATTAGGATGGGATCAAAATGATGCAGTCGAAGAGTTTGCCGTCACATGGCAATATGATTACTGGCAGATTGCAGACGACAAGACACAAACAACCTAATCAAAACCTATCCGGCAGGGGAACATATATACACATATAGGTATTATATATCAATCCACCCCTGCTGGAGAGGCTACATTTTATGGCAATTAAATTATTAGGCTTCACAATTGGAAGGGACAAAGAAGATGTTCCCGAAGAACGTCTTCAATCGTTTTCTCTTCCAGAAAATCTTGATGCAGCATTAACCGTAGAGTCGGCGCCCAATGTAACTGGTGGTGCCTATGGAACGTATCTTGATCTTGAGGGTTCTGTCAAGGATGAAATTGAGTTAATCACTCGTTATCGCGAAATGTCCATGAACCCAGAGGTCGAGCTTGCCATTGATGATATTATAAATGAAGCAGTCATCACAGAGCAAGGAAAGTCTCCTGTTGCAATTTCTCTTGGTGGGATTGACATTCCAGACTCAATCAAGAATAAAATTTCAGATGAGTTTGATGAAGTTTTGCGCTTGCTCTCTTTTCATGAATTTGCCTATGACATATTTAAAAAGTGGTATGTTGATGGAAGATTATATTATCATGTAATGATTGATACCAAGAATCCAAGAGATGGTATTCAAGAACTTCGCCCGGTTGATCCAAGACAAGTCAAAAAGGTGCGCGAGGTCAAGGGAAAGAATTCTCAAAACAAATCATTGGTATCTTTGCCCAAGAATGTAACTGAATATTACTTGTATTATCCGGGCGGCATTGCCCCAAGAGTTGGATATAGTAGCAGCAGCGATCAAACTGGCCTGCGAATTGCGAAGGACAGCATATCACATATTCATTCCGGTATTCTTGACCCCACAAAGAAAATGATTTTGGGCAATCTTCATAAGGCAATCAAGCCCATGAATCAACTCAAAATGCTTGAAGACGCAACAGTCATCTATCGAATTTCTCGGGCCCCGGAAAGGCGCATCTTTTATGTCGATGTCGGAAACCTTCCAAAGATAAAAGCAGAACAATATCTTTCGAGTATTATGTCAAAGTTCAAGAACAAGGTCGTGTATGATACTGCCACCGGAGAGGTGCGTGATGACCGCAAGCACATGTCCATGCTTGAAGACTACTGGCTTCCCCGTAGAGAGGGCGGCCGTGGTACGGAAATCACGACACTTCCCGGAGGCACAAATCTTGGAGAGATTGAAGACATTATCTACTTCAAGAAGAAACTCTACAAGGCATTGGGTGTTCCTGTTTCAAGGCTTGAACCAGAGGGATCGTTTTCTTTGGGTCGAGCAACAGAAATCACACGCGATGAAGTCAAGTTTGGTAAGTTTGTCAATCGACTTCGTTACCGATTCTCTACGTTGTTTGATGATTTGCTCGGAAAGCAATTACAACTCAAGGGCATTTTGTCCAAAGAAGACTGGGATGTCATCAAGACGTTGGTAGAATATAATTTCCGACAAGATTCACACTTTGCCGAACTCAAGCACACGGAAATTATGCGCGAGCGGATGGAAATTGCACAGACAATGGATGAATATATTGGCAAATATTATTCTCAAGAATGGCTTCGTAAGAATGTTCTTTCTCAGACAGAAGAGGAAATCAAACAAATAGATAATGAAATTGCCGATGAAGTCAAAGAGGGAGATATTGACCCGGATGCGATTCTTGGAAATCATGAAGAAGAAGACGATTCAGATAACAATGGTGCCGACAGAAATCCTCAGAGGCAGCAACAACAGGAAACGTCATCCCCAAAAGACAAATTAAAAACAATTAAACTGGTGAATGCCAAACAAAGACAACTTGCTGAAGATGCTAAGTAATATAAATAAAGAATAGGAGATATTTATAATGAAAACTACAATTAAAGCGGCAATCAAAGATGCTCTTGGGGAAAAGCCTTCCGAAATGGCAGACAAGATAAATTCTGTTTTATTTTCTAAGGTTTCCGATGCCCTTAAAACGAAAAAGATGGAAGTTTCAAATCGCTGGTTGAATGATGTTGAAGCTGCATCCGAAGACGAGGAAGCATAACAATGAAGCTAATCACCGAAATCATGACAGACGAAAATATTGAGTTTGTCACAGAAGAGAATGCCAAAGGTGAAAAGAGTCATTATATCAAGGGCGTGTTCATGCAAGCCGAACAAAAGAATCGCAATGGCCGCATCTATCCCAAAGAAGTCCTGAACAAAGAAGTATACAAGTACATCGGAAACTATGTTGACCAGAACAGGGCATTTGGAGAACTTGGCCACCCCGATGGTCCGGTAGTCAACCTTGAACGAGTTTCGCATATGATTAAGGAACTCAAGGAAGATGGAAACAACTGGATTGGCAAGGCAAAGATCATGGACACTCCCTATGGCAAGATTGTCAAGAATCTCATTGACGAAGGTGCCAAGTTGGGTGTTTCTTCACGCGGCATGGGTTCACTCAAGAATCAACGTGGAACCAATGTGGTTCAAGATGACTTTTATCTTGCAACTGCCGCAGATATTGTTGCAGACCCGTCTGCTCCAGAAGCATTTGTCGAGGGTATCATGGAGGGGAAGGAATGGATCTGGGATAATGGCGTCATACGAGAAAAAGAAATAGAACAATACAAGAAGCAAGTAAACATGGAAGCAAGAAGGAAGGAGTTGGAAGAGGCAAAGATAAATCTCTTCAAAAACTTCTTGTCAAAATTGTAGGATTTATAAATAACTAAGAATAACCTTTGGATTCTTCCATTCTTTCTAAGGAGATGGATATAATGGCAACCGAATTAAATACCGCAGAAATCTCAATTGATGAAGAAATTGACCAGATTGCAAATGATATTGCAAATGAGATTGAATACGAATTGGCAGAAGATTCTACCGAATCTCCAGACAAGCCTGGAAGTGGTGCAACTGGTTCTGCTCCTGAGAGTGGTAAGGTAACAAAGGCCGCCACACCCAAGGGCAAGAAGTTGAGCAAGAAGAAGGTCAAGGCAGGGGCAGAAACCAAGGGAGAGGGCGACGATCCTTCCGAAATTGAAGTCTATGAAGAAGAAGAGACTAATGCGGAAGAGTCTGCCGAAGAGGTGGCCGAAGAGAGCGACCTTCCCACGACCAAGCAAGAAATGATTCGTTCAATCTTTGAAACCATGAAGGACACAGATGCCGAAAAGCTGGCAGGTGCATATGCCAAGCTCATGGACGACCTTCTTGGAGAAGCTGTAGAAGAAGATGAGGATGACGATTCAATTGAAATTCCCCTTTCCATTGAGCGCACGGTCATTACCAGCGATGATATTGATATTTCAGAAGACCTTAATGCAATCTTTGGAGAGAATGATCTCTCAGAAGAATTCAAGTCACAGGTTCAGACAATTTTTGAAGCTGCCGTGGTTGCAAAGATTAATTCTGAACTGGAATCAATGGAAGCATCATTTGGTGCCAAGTTGCAGGAATCAGAGGCATCCATCCTTTCCACAATCACCGACAAGGTGGATAGTTATCTGTCCTATGTTGTAGAAGAATGGATCAAGGACAACGAACTTGCAATCGAGCGCGGGATCAAGTCGGAAATTACCGAAGAATTTATTGGTGGACTCAAGCAACTGTTTGAAGACCATTACATTGATGTTCCAGAAGAGAAGGTCGATGTGGTAGACAGTCTTGCCGAGCGAGTTGACCAGTTGGAACAAGAACTCAATGAAACCGTCGAAAAAAATATTGACCTTTTTTCAAAGGTCAAAGGATTTCAAAAGGATGAAATTCTGACAAGCCTTTCTGATGAACTGACTGATATTGAATCAGAGAAGATGAAGGGCCTTGCAGAGGGAGTTGCTTTTGAAGATGTAGACCAATATCGAACTGCTCTTGAGACAATTAAAGAGAATTATTTCCCAAGGACAGTTCATGGAAAGACGACCACCCTTGATGAAGAGTTTGAAGTTTCTGAGAATGGTCTTGCAGGCACCGAAGAGGCACCACCAAACTCTACGATGGCTGCATATGTAAGTACGCTTGGAAGAACTGTTGTTGAAAATCAATAATTTATAAATAAACATTAGGATACTGTTGAAGAGATTATCTAATTCAACGATTTTTTAAGGAGTAAACACATGTTGAATGAACAGCTAGTTAACAAATGGCAACCAGTTCTTGACCATACGGATCTTCCTGAGATCAAGAATAATTACCGAAAGGTTGTCACAGCACACATGCTTGAGCAGCAAGAGATAGCTCTTCAAGAACAAGCATCAGTAACAGGAGCGGGTTCGACAAGTCTTCTTGGCGAATCTCTTGCCCCAGAAACAGTCACGGGCGATGTTGCCAAGTTTGACCCTGTTCTTATCAGCCTTGTGCGACGAACTGCTCCTAATCTCATTGCATTTGATGTCATGGGTGTCCAGCCAATGTCCGGCCCGACGGGTCTGATTTTTGCACTTCGCCCAACATATGGCACGCGGAACGAAGGCGATGCCGATGGCGCAAATGCATTCTACGACGAAGCCAAGTCTGGTTATTCGGCTGCCAATCCAAACACAGGCGCAAACAAGCCTGTCTGGAATGGCACCGGGCACGCCAACCTCATGTTCAATGCCGCGTCAACCGAAGATGTTGGTATTCTTACAGGTAACACGACAGCAAAGGGCGAGGCATGGGGCTCTGCTGCAACCAACCAGATTCCTTCCATGTCATTCAAGATCGACAAGTCGAGTGTGACTGCCGTTACTCGGGCCCTCAAGGCAGAGTATTCGGTAGAACTGGCACAGGACTTGAAGGCAATTCATGGTCTTGATGCCGAGACTGAGCTTGCAAATATTCTCACGACCGAGATCAACGCAGAAATCAATCGTGAAATTGTTCGCTCGATTTACATGAGTTGTACTGGCAGACCTGCCATTGACGCCCGAGGTGCCGCACCTTCTGGTAATAATGCAGCAGGGCTTGGTTCACTTGATGGTCGCTGGCTTGTGGAGCGATTCAAGGCTCTTGTCTACAAGATTGAGACAGAAGCCAATGCCATTGCAAAGAACACTCGTCGAGGGAAGGGCAACTTCATTCTCTGCTCAAGTGATGTTGCTTCTGCTCTTGCAACGGCTGGTGTTCTTGACCCGACTGCCGCACTCACGGTAGACGACACAGGAAGCACATTTGCCGGAACCATTGGTGCAGGACTCAAGGTCTACATTGACCCCTACTCCTTCACCGCAGACGACTTTGTGTGTGTCGGATATAAGGGATCGTCGCCATATGACGCAGGAATGTTCTACTGCCCATACGTTCCACTCCAGATGGTCCGTGCAATTGGCGAGGAAACATTCCAACCCAAGATTGGATTCAAGACCCGCTACGGTGTCGGTGTGAATCCATTTGCAACGACAACTGGCATCTCCACCGTGGCGATTGGTCAGAACAACCGATACTACAGGGCATTTGCAGTCAACAATCTTGCTGGCTAGTAATACCAAGTAGTATAAAAAAAGAAATCGAGGGGTGTCTTTCTCATACAGAGAGACACTCCTCGTTTCTTTTCGGCCGCCCGTCGCCTAAATACACAATAGGAGGCACCGTGCATGGCAAAATCATTCAATTCACCAGACAACATCAACTACCTATCTCCTGTAGGGTTTCGATTTTATATTGAAGTGCTTCCGAACACCAATTGGTTTCTGACTTCGGTAAACCTCCCCGGAATCACTCTTGGTGAAGCCCCCCAGCCTACCCCATTTCTTCAGACGGCAGTCCCCGGAGACACCCTTGTTTTTGACCCATTGAACATTCAGTTTCTTGTGGACGAAGACCTTCAGAATTGGAAGGAACTCTATGACTGGATGGCTGGCCTGGGATTCCCTCACGAATATCCAGAATATGACGCCCAAAAGGAAAAGCACATTTATTCAGATGCAACGCTCACCGTCCTGAATTCAAATATGAACCCCAATTATCAAATTATATTTAAAGACCTATTTCCAACTAATTTATCAGAAGTTTTATTTGATTCGGCATCTGCCGATATTGAAGGAATCAAGGCATCGGCAACCTTCAGGTATCTGACATATACCTACGAAAAAATTTGAGTTTGGGCTTGACACCTCTTGTTTGGTGATTATAATAGGCCCCATGTGTGAGAGGACTCCAGGCTGGGGCTGGATTTTAAATAAAACTGGAGTTTTAAATAAAATAGCAATTTCACATATATTATATTGAAAATGAAAGGTATATTTAAAACATGACAACTCTTGAAGAAAAACCATTCACGTTAGAAATGATTCATGAACTCTGGGATGTGGATTCCAAGATTGACGATCTGGAGCTTGACCTTGAAAGCCTCAAGATTCCCCAGCTACATTCCAAATACATGAAAATTATGAACGATGAGAATCGCATCCTCAACCGAATGATGTTCACCCACAAGATGCTGGAGAAGGACAAGCACGAATATTACTCTGGGAAGATGTGTGAAGAAGACCTTGAAGAACGAAATTGGAAACCGCCGACTCTCAAGATTCTCAAGGGAGATGTTCCAAAGTATATCGAAGGCGACCCGGATGTTATTCAAAACTTGGTCATGATTGGCGACCAGCGAGAAAAGTGTGCCCTGTTGAATTCTATTATCAGTAGCATCAACAATCGCAGTTTTCAGATCACCAATGCGATCAAGTGGAAGCAGTTCACGAACGGAATCAACGGTTAAAAGAACTACACACCCACATGGATATACTCAAAGTCCAGAAACTGAACGAAGTCTATCTTCGTGTCCGCTCCGACGAACGCTCTGCTCTCCGTGAATTGTCAGACCATTTCACATTTGAGGTTCCGGGCTATCGGTTCATGCCGGCCTATAGGCATGGCACATGGGATGGGAAGATCAGACTTTTTAACATACAGGATGGAACCATCTATGCCGGGCTGGTGTCATATATTAATGCATTTGCCGAAGAGCGAGATTATGTTGTAGAGTATGAAGACGTAGAATCTGATGCAGACGAGAACTTTTCTGTCCATGAGGCAGTCGAGTTCATTGAAACTCTGGGGATTCCTTCCAAATACACACCAAGAAATTACCAAGTGGATGCGTTTGTGGCAGCAGTCCGAAAGCGGAGGATGCTCTTGCTTTCGCCTACGGGTTCCGGCAAGAGCCTTATGATTTATCTGCTCACTCGGTTCTATATGGAGGCACAGAACAAGAAGATTCTTATCATTGTTCCGACTACATCATTAGTGGCACAGATGTCCCAGGACTTTGCCGACTATAATATGCCTTCGGATATTGGCATTCATCAAATCATGTCGG